GTCTTTTTCTACCTCACAATCAACCAACAACAGCATAACCAACAAATTCTGGGAAAAACAACCCCCGGGTTCCGTTATATACATATTAGGAGACAATGATCATGGAGCACTACGCAAAACTATTGATTGTGGATTGCACTTATCATCGTGGTATCCTTTCAAAGGTCCAACCGCTGCCGTTAGCAAAGCGAATGTCTACTTGGAAGATGTTCTTTTAAATTTGCGAGAGTCGTCCGAGCAATATTATTCACATCTTATTTCACAGATTGACTTTGTAGGTCTATCGAACGACCAAATGACGCTTGCCATTATGTCTCATTTTTCACTGTGGGAGTACGGACACAAGTACAACTTCAGGGAGTATGTTTATTTTATACACAATAGAAAGAGGTGTAAGTTAGTATCCGACTTGACCAAACAGCTCGGGATTGCACTTAATCCTTACCTAGCATTGTATACCGAGAGTGACGCTCTTTGGGGAAGAGGTGCAACACCATTTAGCTTAGATAAAGAATTAGTACGTATCACTGAGACTAATGGTACAGTGGACGAGAATATCCAATTCCCCAAGAACCAGATTTTCACCAAGTGTCTTGAACTATTCACTAGAGCCATGCCAGATGTAGCTAAAGTGGGAAGAGAATACAGGTGGGAGGCTTTCGGTGAAACAGAAGAAGAGTACTGGTCTAACAGACACATTAATTGTGTAAACGGTGCCCACCATTTACCAGAAGGTGCCTTTGACCCATCACCTTTAGGAGTTACTCGCACCAGGATGGTCTTTTTAGAATCCTGCAAACAATGTCCACTATTCAAGACCAAACCAATAGTTGAAGCAACACTCTCCATAAAAAACGAAGCACCTAAAGATAGACCAATAAAATCTGAAGATACGTATGCATATCTAAATGAGGATTATATAATGCGTACATTTGAGCGGCTTTGGAACGACAAAGAAGTGTTGCTAAATCCAGGGATGGACACGAAAGAACAAGAAGCAGAACGTGTCTCAAGTATGCACGGTAATGAAAAAGTGATGTTGGATTATACAGGGATGGATAACCAACATTCAATTCAGACTCAATACGAGATTGTTGAC